TGAATGGTTTTTTCATATTACCTAAAAATTTGTAATCATTTTGTGTTGGATCAACTTCAACATTTTTTTTCGATCCAAGAAATTCTTCTACTATCTCAGTCACACTTGATGATATCTTACTTCCAAATCTCTTTCCTACTCTTGATGTTTCATTAGCGAGTGCCTCTCTTGACACACAATTTAATGTAAATACTTCTCTCTCAGCATCAACTAATACATCTGATACAGATGCAACATACAATTCATTTTCATTTTTTTCTGTAAATTCTAAATCAGGACCACTTGGATTTGTAATTTTCATATCAACTCGCTCACCACCTCTTAAAGGTAAACCTTGATATACAGACTTTCCGTTTATTACGTTTCCAGTATTAATAACCAAAAATTTTGCACTTATATTTGGAGAAAAAACATCTTCAAAGTAACTTAATGCTACAACACCACCAGCAATATCGACAGTGCTTGTACCATCGGTTGATGTTACGTTAATAAATTCAAATATACTAGGATCTATTGCTGACATTAATTTTTCTTAAGTGATAAACCTTGCAAACTTTTAAGAACATCACTCTTTGTACTACCTGTAACAATAACAGATGATCGATTTTTACCCATCATACTTGGACCTGTATCCTGTGGTGCTTGTTTTTCAATGGTTATGACTGTTCTTTTTATTCTTGCTTTACGACTAACCATGTTTGTTCGTTCTCTTGTTATGGGTACAATGCTTGATGCAACATTAACATTCTTATTTACACTAGTTATTGATTCTTTTTTCTTCCTATCAGCAAGTAAAACATCTGATATAGATGTTTCTTTATTATCTGGTGGTGTTGGAATAATACCACTTCCGTCATTATCTTTCGGTGGTCTGATTTTACTAATATCAGTGTCATTTTTCATACCCTCAACTTTTTCATTATTCATCATACCCTCAAATTCACCTAACTGTTCGTCTGTTATAACATCACCTTTTTCTTCAGGAACAAAAAGTTCTGCACCCTCTTCACCAACAATATATGGTTGACCTTTTTCTACAATGCCACCCTCTGCTCTTTTTTCAATCTCAACATCTTCAACACTCATAGTCGGTTGTATTTCCTGATCTGTATCCTCAACATCTCCATCATCATCCAACATCTGATTCATTTCTGGAACTTTCCGAACATTTTCATCATTATTGAATTCATTAACCGCAACAATGAAATCACTATCTAATTTTAATATATTGCTGTTTGCTTGACCTATTGCATCATCAATATCTTTTTTACTTTTACTAAACTCAAATCCTTTGAAGATACTCAAAACATTATCAATCCCAGTTCCTATAGCAGTGAGAAAAAATTGTATTGTTTTTATAAAAGGATCTAATACTGAAATAACTTTTTTTATCTTTTTAATTATATCAGACGTTGCTTTAATAATTCTGGGTAGATTATTGATTACAAATCCAATCAACAAAACTCCAAGAAAATCTAACAATCGACCAAGTAATCCTCTCGTGCTTCTTGTTATGATATTACCTTGTTGTTTAGGTAATTTTTTAACGTCTTGAGCCTCTAATTCATCCTCTCGTTGTTTTCTTTTAATATTCTCTTGTCTTCTTCTAAAAAAATTATTATCTTTTGCAGTTAATTCTCTCTTGAATTTATTTCTCTGTCTTGTTTGTTTTAATATTTCACCAGCAGTCCCTCTTGCCATTGATATACTTTTATTAAAAGATCTAACGGTATTCCGAATAGAATCAAAACTTATAGCAGATTTCCTAACTGCATCTCTTCTTGATTTAACAGTCATTATCCACCAGCTCCATAACTACTTTGAGATAATAATTTATAATCCCCAATATTACCAAAAGATATATTAGGAATACTATTTGATGTCCCTCCTGTATTTGCTGCAACTTGTTTACCTTCACCATCACTAACAGGGAAATTGATAAACTCTGTACCTCCTTCCATATCCTGTGATATCATATCTGCTTTTTCATCATTATTTGATTTAATTGGTTCGATAAGTCCCTCTCTTATTGCATCAGTTTCTAGCATTATATCATCCATCGTTAGAGTATCTTCAATATCTTTTGTATCTTCTTTTTTACCAAATATAAATCCTTTAATACTTTTATAAATGCCATCTACAAATGTGGGACCTAATATTCCAGCTAATAATACTAGTATTCCATATAATGGTCGGGCACCAGGAAATGGAGCAAGTAATAATGGACTTAATTTAGCCATAGCTATTGCAGTAGAAGCTTTAAATGCACCCATACTTACAATCGCTTCATCAAATGACTGACCCAATAACATTCCAATTATAACACCAATAATATTACCACCCTTCAATGGATTTAAATTAGTGCTTTTTAATATTTGTCTTTGTGTTAAGACTTTAGTGGAACCCTGTCTAGATATATTAAAGAAATTTTTTAATCTCTGAAATAAACTAGTTTTAGGTTTTATATTCTTTGTTCCGTCAGTTATTAATTTCTGTTCATTTCCACCTGTAATTTTTGGAATGTCTTTTCCACCAGATATCTTATCACCCCCAAGTATATTTCTTGAGACTTGATCTATAGCTGCTCCTCCAATAATACCACCCCCAAAAATCTTCCCAAGATTTTGTAATGCTTTACCACCAAATCCTGATAAAAAAGGTAAGAGTGGGGCTAACTTAGCTAATGCCTTTCCTAATAATTGTGTTATACCTCTAAATGAATTTCTCAGAATTCCACCGAATGCAACTCTTGCAACAGTTCCAGCAAATTTTGTGAGTAAAGCAAAAGTGGTTCCTAATCCAATAGTAAGAGCTGTTATAGTCCCTCCTATTATCAATAAACCTTTTAGAAATTCTTCTTTTAATCTTTCTAATTTGAGTGTATTACCCTCCGCAAGTGATTGCAATAATTGAAGTCCTTTACTTGTTAACCAACCACCTGCTAAAATTAAGAAGAATTTTTCTAAGGAAAATAATCCTGCCTGTACTTTTCCTGCAACTTTTTTAATAGGTTCAGTTAAGGAAAATCTTATTTTTTCTTCAAGAGCACTTTCTTTGCCTTCTCTTAATCCTTGTTCTGCTAATATTGCTTCTCTCTTTTGCTTTGCTGCTTCTCTTTGTTTTTCTAATGCTTCATTTAATGCTAAATTTTCCTTTATACCTGCCAAGGAAACATTTAATGATGATATTTGTGTAGCAACTATCTGAAATCTTCTTGATAAAGTATTTAATGTAAGAGCATTTTGTTGAAGTAAATTCGTTGTGATTGGATCAGATTGTTGAGTTTGATTAGGACGAGAACGTGGATTGAAGATACTAGAAGACACACTTCTTCTGATACCTCGAAGACTTCCAGATATTGGTGATGCTAAACTCTGTTCTTCATCCATTACGTTCTTGTTGTGCTTTTAAATTTTCCTCTTCAATATATTGTTGGAGAAGTGAAACATATATTTCTCTCTCCCACGGTATCATGTTTTCAAGCTCTGTTAAACTATATTTATGGTGCTGCATGAGGGCAAAGTTTAATTTATAGTATGACACCAAGTCTTCATGTGCCATACTTACCCGAAAAAATTCTGTAACCCCTCAAGAACAATATCACTTTCAACACCAGTATTTGGATTTTTGACTTTGACTTTATGAGAAAGTTTTGGCATAGTCTCAAAGAATATTTCAATCTCTTTAAATTGAGATGAATTCAATCCCTCTAAAAACTCAACTAATTCTTTTTTAGTGCAGTCCTCTTGAGTCCATGATTCCTCTTTAGAATAAATCTGATCGACACATGATGCAATCAACTCAAATGTATCATCAACTTTCATTTCATCAACATTAAAATTTGTTTTAATAAACTCATTTAATGATGGATATCTCATTTTAAGTGTAAATTGATCGTCAAGTTTAATATCAGTTTTATGATTCTTAGATTTTTCTACTTTAATTGAATCAATATTGATCGACATTGGAACTTGTGTTTTACCATCATCAGGGCAAGTTACCATGACTTCAATCTGTTCACCTACAGACTTTCCACGAACATTGAGAAATAGATATTCAATATCAAAGGTGGAGAGTTTTTCAACTTTAGTACCTCTGGTTAAAATACAATTAGATAAAATTGATTTAATTGAATTTGCAATTTGTTTTTGATCTTGTGATTCTAATGCTATGATTAAAATCTTCTCTTCTTTAACTAGGAATGGTCTATATTTAATTTTTCTACCAGATGAAGGTAGAACCAACTCATAAGTTGGTGTCGCAATTTTTGGTAAAGGCATAATATGCTAAACACTTCAGTGCCATTATTTATAGGGGTTAAGTGAATGGATTATTTCCGTTACCACCAGAAATAACCTGACCTATACCCAAATTCTGACCTGTGAAGTTATTCACTGGTGAAAGAGATCCATTATATAAGTCAGCACTATTTTTTTGTTTATTATCTGATACATTTCCACGATTAAATACTGCATTTAAATCATTAAATGATAAAGATGAACCATCTCTCGTAGGATTACCTCTTCCAAATATATCATTAAATGCTCTTAATAAATTTCTAGCTAATGAGGTTGATTCACCACATATATACCTATCAAAACTAAAAGTTACATTGGCTTTTAAAATATTTGATCCTTGATAAGAAACTCGTGTTGATTGAAGTGATAAAGGAAATAATCCAATAAATCTATATTCTAAAAATCTATTATAATCTCTCTCAAATTTTATTATGCGTGTTTCATTCATCTTGTAATCAGATGGATAATTTAATTTAAAGTGATAACTATCTGATGTAGGATCTGAATCAGAACTTCCCGTTATATACTCTATATAATGCTCGAAAAATTTTAATATCTTATAATCATTGTCAACATAAAATTCTAAATTAATTCTTGTAAAATTACGTGTATGTGCAAATCTCTCTACTACACCTTGAAAATCACCACGAGTATCAACTGATGCAAGTGCACTGCCTGGTAAAACTGCATCACTACACAAGAGTCCAATCTCATCTGCAATGAATCTGTCATTCACACCTTTTCTTCTTAGAAACGAACGAACTGAACTTACAGGAAGAGCAAACTTAACAATATATTGTGATGTCTGTGCTACATTCTGTATTTTTGGTAATATATCCGATATCGGTCTTGGTCTTGGTGCTGGCACTCTAAATAAAATTACATAACATATGTATTTAGATGTCTTATAAGGGAAAATACTATCCCTCTTATCCTAGAAAATATAAAGGTGATCCAACAAATATCATCTATCGATCATTATGGGAGAGAAAGTTTATGGTCTATTGTGATAAAAATGATAACATATTAGAATGGGCAAGTGAAGAAATTGCGATACCATATCGTTCCCCGATTGATAATCGGGTGCATCGTTATTTTCCAGACTTCTATATGAAAGTCAAGGAAAGAGGTGGGAAGGTTAAAAGATATGTAATTGAAGTCAAACCAGCAAAACAAACAAAACCACCAGTCAAACCAAAGAGACAGACAAAAGGATATATTCGTGAAGCATATGAATATGCAAAGAATCAAGCAAAATGGAAGATGGCACGGGAGTTTTGTGCTGATCGTCAGTGGGAGTTTAAGGTGGTTACAGAAAAAGAGTTAGGAATATGAGTCGCATCGACCCCATTATGAAAAATCTAGTCGGGAATGAAAATCCTGATGATTTAGCAACAGATATTTTAGAAGTGTTAACTGAGGGCAGTAGTATACCAGAGGCAGGTAATTATTATGTTTTTGTATATCGTGCAAAAACACCAGGTATACGATATGATTTACATCCATTAGTTGCGGTGACTGATGTATTTCAATGGGGATTTAAGGGTCTTAACTTTCATTGGGGCGAAATGAGACAATATACCTTTGCTGAAATAGTTGGAGGGTTATATCAAGTAGATGAAATGGAGTTGCGTGACCTAAGAACTATTCCTTTTGGAAGAATCGTACTAAATAGTTGATACAAGTATAAAAAGGTCGATAATGGGATTTGGTCCGTTAGGTGTAAAAGAAGCTGTTGAGATGAGTAAAAACTTATCTAACAAAAACACCAAAATTACTGGTAATGAAAAAACAGGTACGAATGAAGATACTACAAAAACTGAGAGTAAAACCGCACGACCTACAAGAAAACCAAGAACAGCAGGTGATGTTAAGGGAGTAAAAAAAATAATGGGGTATCCTCTAGCAAGAGGACCAAGAGATGATACAGGTGACGCACTCGTTATAAAATGTATTGAGTATCAACCACCCCAAACAGGAATGGATGTATCTACATCAAGGGGTATTGCTCTGAAAGATGGTGTTGCTTTTGGAGGTAAACAAACAAAAGGAGACTTCGTAAAACAGTATGATAATAATGGAGTTCAATTAGGAGATAGAAAATTTATTGACTCTGTAAGATTAAGAAATGACGGTGCATCTGATCGTCAAAAAGGTGCTGATGCGATTTACTACATAACCTTACCAATACCTCAAGATGTTAATGACTCAAATGTAGTAACTTGGGGTGATGATAATATGAATATCTTCCAAATTGCAGCAGTTGATGCAGCTGCTAGTATACTTGGTGATACGAAACAATCCTTTGAAAATGCAAAAGCATTACTTGATGCTGGTATTGGAAGAACAATCGGAGCTCAATTAGGTGAAGATACAGGTAGAGCGATAACTAGATCAATCGCAGGTGCAGCCATTGATAAATTAGGTGCAAATATTCGACCAAATAGTGTATTAGGAAGATCAACTGGTATGATTCTTAATTCTAATCTTGAATTACTTTTCAGTGGTGTTACCTTAAGAACATTCCCATTTAGTATTAATTTTTCACCAAGAAATAGTGATGAATCTAAGGAAGTCTTGTCTATTATAAAAGCATTAAAGAGTTCAATGGCAGCAAAAAAGAACGCTTCACAGGGACAGGGAGGCATATTTTTAAGAGCACCTGATGTATTTCAACTCCGTTATCTATACCAAGGAAAGACAGATCATCCATTCTTAAATCGAATCAAGGATTGTGCTTTGACTGCAATGACAGTAAACTATACAAATTCTGGAACTTTTGCAACATATGAGGATGGCACACCAGTAAGTATAAGAATGAATTTAACATTCAAAGAACTAAATCCAATTTACTTTGAGGATTATCAGGGAAATGTTGGAGGAGTTGGATACTAATGGGATATTTTAGAGAATTACCAAACATATATTATCAATCACCATATCCATCAAAAAAATCAAGTGGTGATTATATTGCGATTACTAATATTTTCCGTCGAACTAAAATATTTGAGTCTCTTCAAAACAATATTTTTGTTTTTAACAAATACATTATAAATGATAACCAAAGACCAGATATGGTTGCAGAAGAGATGTATGGTAATCCAAATTTGGATTTCGTAGTGGTTATCTCTGCAGGTATAACGAATCTCAATCACCAATGGCCTTTACAAGATTATCAAGTATATGATGACTCACTTGCTAGATATGGATCAGAGATTAAAATGAATGAGATTCATCATTACGAAACATATGAAATAAGAGATAGTCAAGGTCATCAAATTTTACCCCCAGACTTGATCGTAGATGATACTTTTAAGGTAGATGGAAGTGCCTTAAGATTTGGTGCAAATAGATTTACATTGATATCTCAAGCAGGTAACACTCAACTAGATGATAAAAATCAATATACCATAGCGACTGATAATATTGCAAGACCTGTGACTAATTATGAACATGACATTAATGAAAATAATAAGTTAAGAAATATTGATATCTTAAGACCAGACTTAGTACCAACCTTCATAGAAGATTTCAAGGATGCTGTAAGGTATACAAGAAATTCACGATTTATTAATTCATCTCTAAGTGTTACAGAAAATACAAATATAATCCCATAATTGTATAAATAAATCTGCAGATCCAAAAATTGTTGCACACACAAGCACAACTGCACTTAAATTACAATAGGAGTCTATCATGGGAACTAACCCGTATGAGCTTAGGCTACAGCTCTTTCAAGAAGCCAAAAGTATTTGTTGGGAAGAATACAGTAGAAATGTTAGTGAATTTGAGAGAATACGAGATAATATAAACAATCTAGAGAAAAAATATTACGCTAATTTAAATCGTTACGAATCTCTAAAAGAAGAAGGAAAACTTGGTTCATTAGAATATCCAGTTTATCCTGATATACCACCACTTCCTGAATATCCAAAATATCCATCAATGGATGAGATAAAGGAGAGGGCAACTTTTATCAGAAATTTTTGTGATGATAAGGGTTTATCAGATGCAACTCCAGTTAAAAATTCATATACAACATACACAAAGAACGGTAGAAAATTTGTTGAATTAGAAAATGGTGAAGTAATGGAAACCTTTAATTCATTCAAAGAGAGGATGAAGTAATGACTAAGACTACATTCGCTTTTCCCGATGATGACTATGCCGAGTACGTAGTTAGAAAAATTTGTGGAAACAAAAAAAATAGAGAGAAGGCAATCCTTCTCTCTAAAAAATTGAAGAAATATTATTACTAATTATTCTTCCGCTAGTTTTTGGAAGTACGATAGTGCATCGTCATCATCTTCATTCACTGAAGACGGTGTTGTTGATACAGCAGCGGTAACTAACTCCTCTGCAGCACCACGATCATTATCTTCATCAGCAACCTCAAATGATGGAGTTGCTGTCTTCTTGTTGCCAAGAACATAGTCTAAACGAGTCTTCAACTCTTCATAAGTCTTGAACTGGTCGTTCGCAACAATCTCAGCAAGAGAGAATTGCTTCTTCCAGAGTGTTTCAAG